GCAACATAAGGATTTTTTGGTTCAAATATAATAGTATTTGCAATAGCATATACAGTCTGGCCCCCCATAACACTACCAGCATCTGCTGCTACTAAAAAGGCGCGCGAATTTTCATCATTTAAGGTAATCCACCTTTGTATATCTCCGCTTAAATTATTTGCTGCATCAGCTGTAATTCTTACTTGATTATTTGCATCTCTTACAGTAGATGTAATATCTAAGTCATCTACGAATAAATAATCAAATAAAATTATACTTTTTCCGGTTGCATAGTAATCTCCGGTACTGGTATCAATCATATAATCTGGTAGCGTACTCCCACTTGATAAAGTTCCATTTTTACCAGAAAATGCAATTCTAGTACTAGGATCTATAGCGGAGCCTAATACTCCTTGGGGAGGAATATATCCTAAATATTTTGCATCTTTTACAGGAACATCATCAAAATAAATAGACCCTGTTCCATTTACCAAACCTGCTACTGGGCCTTCACATATAGCATCAGTAATAGAAATATTTTGTATTACTGTGCCTGACCCAGTTTGAGTAAATACTCTTTCTGTTTGATTTACATTACCTGAATTATTTGGTCCGCCAATACCTAAATTAAATAGGTAATTCGCACCCCCGATACCATCTGGCATAAATTTACTCCTTTACTTAATACTCAAATCTTGGAATAATACTTCGGTCCAAATCAGGCCCACTGGGTGGACGGGTCGGTTGAGTATCTCCACCATCACCCCCTCCATCAGTTCCTCCGCCATTGCCGCCATCTGTATTTCCGTTATAATTATCTGTGCCTTCCTCATTTGTATTATCGGTATTTGGTGTGGCAGCGTTTAAAGGGTCTCTATGAACAAATACAGCAGCTGCATTAGCAGTTTGAAAACTAATTGGCCTCCCTGATATTCTTAACTGCCCGTAAAGCACCGGGACAGGATCTCCTTCAGCAATTACTTGTCCCGACCCCTGAAAAAGATAAGTATCCTCTTTTGATGCGCCACCATTATCTGTCGCAGGATCAGGCATCATCATTTCAGTTAATCCCTGCATTAAAAGTGCTCCCCCAAGAACTGCAAGTCCTAAAGCAGCACCTATTGCTAATCCACTAGCTCCTCCTGCCATAACGGTTGCAAATAATGTTTTTCCTGCTGCCGCCCCTAAAAACTGCATTCCTGGAACAAATAAAAGTGCTACCATCAAGAAGCCTACAATTGCTTTTACAACTCCTCCAGAACCTGCTGGTATAGCACGAATTGTCATTGCGCCTGTATCATAGTGAAGCAAAAGCTCGGTCTCATCAGTAATAGGTGTATCATCTACTTCGCAAACAAATTCTATACCTTTTTCCGAAGATTCTATTAAATATGGACGAAGCTCTGGAAAATTACAATCAAGGCATTTAACAACATCTTGGAAAGAAGATACGTCCATAGTAAATTCTTTTCCGAACTTTTCGCCTATATCCCCTTCTAAATATATTTTACGCATCATATCTATAAACTCCTACAATTGTGGGGGCCCATCTTGGAAACAAAGATTCTCGGCAAGAAAGACGATGTACTGCATGGTGAAAAAACATATCCTTGCCTATATAAACTCCGCAATGATTTGGTACATCTGACTCCATTTGAAAAATTAATACATCATTTATCTGTAATTCTTTTTTATCTACGCGTTTTCCTCCCCATTGCTTTGCCATATCATCAGTAAAATAATTTAAATCTTCTTTCTTCCACCAATTTTCTTCAAACAAAGCTCTAGGAGGGATTTCTATATTTTGAGTTTTTAAATAGTCTCTAATAGCTTCGAAACAATCCATTACTCCAAATTTATATTCTCTACCTATTAAAGGAAATGCTTTTGTGGTTGGTTCTACTATATTTAAATTCATTTCCGAATCAAAAATATAGTAAGGTATTCCCGTACTGTTACATCCGTTTATATCAGATTCACTAGGTTCATTACTAGTATTTATATGGTTATGAACTATTCCTAAAATATCTGCTTTTTTAATTACATTTAAATAATCTTTTGAACACATTATAAAATCTTGATTATTTGTAGCAATATTTTTACAGGGAAACCATTGTTTTTTTCCTTCAACAATTCCTATAATTCCGCAGCCTTCTTTAGGATATTCTTTTGCAAAATGTTCTTGTATTTCATCTATCATTTAAATTTATTTGTTCCTATAAATCCGCCAAAAGGAAGAGGCAAATAAGTGTCTAAAACTCCAGGGGTACTAGTTGCTTGAAACCGAACTTTACAAGAGTTTACTCGTTTTCCACAAACATCTATTCTCTTCCAAACGCCTTTTTGAGTATTTGGATTTCTACCCTTGCTCGGATTAGTTGCCTCCCAAATTCTTATATATCCATCTCCATTATAACCATCAGTAAAACTTATTTCAGTACCTTTTAGTATCGGGCCAAGAAATGCACGACTAAATGTAATTTTATATTCATATGATAAAACAGTATTACCAGAGGTCATCCCGGGAGTAAGTGTAACATTAGTTACAAGACCTGGAGAATTTAAAGTACTAGGTATTAAATAATAATTATTTATTTTTGCTAGTATCTGTGCCGCATCGTCAGCTTCCATCCAGTCTCTATTGTACGCAATATATAAATCAAAATCTCCAGCATTAGCATTTTTGACTACTTTACTATTATAAGTTGTAGGAATATATACTGCGCTTGCTCCAGTAATAGTTTTTACTCTGTCGCCCTCTACATAGGATGTTGTTGGGCTCCAGTCAGGAAATGTTGCTGCACCTACTATTAACTCATCATTTTCATCAAAAAATAAGTTACCTCTACTATTTAAAGGAAAGGTGCACCCTCCTTGACCATTTTCAAAAAAGCCCTGATACTTCCAAGGACAGTATTTACCAATAATATACCTGTTAGGTAGTTTAAACCCTTCCAGATCTAAAGGACTGGCAAGTTCTAAAGCCATTAAAGGTCCTGTTTCTTGAGCTACTCTATTTATATAATAGGAAGCTTTTGGAAATTCTGTAGGGCGTTCAGGCAGCTGTCCTTCATTGTAAGTATACTTTAATAGTGTAGTTCTGTATGTTACTTTGCTACCTACTAGATCTTGAGCACTAAAAATACCTTCAGACTCTAAAATATTTATAAGTAATTCTTCGTCTCTTGTACCATCTCCGTCATTCATAACGGTTCTTGCAATTCCAGGTATATTTGCTAAAGTTAAAGTGGGTCTTGAGGAAGCTCCGCTACTTTTAACATCTATACCTTCTATCATTATAGGCATAGCTACATATTCATTTAGTACAGATCCTTTGGAGTCTGGAAAATATATATTGTCTAAAGAGCTCTCGTCGAATCCATTGTACAAAAATGCCATGTTTCCTGAAGGTAATTGAATTTCAAATAATTCAATAAAATTATCTCCAATATCCTGATCTTGTACTACCTCTATTAAATTTAGTCTGCCATCCTTTTGAACATATCCACTAATAGTCCAAGTATAGCTTGAAGAAGGGCTAAATGTGGGATTAGAGTTTGATCTAAATTCAACTTCGAATGTTGATTCTTCAGTACTGTTAAGAAAAGTGATATCAAAATAAGTAATAGTTGTTCCCGTTAAGGGAGAAACATCTGCATTTGTAGTACTTATAACATCTATTACTCTATACGGATCATTTGGATCATTTTCTAAAATTACCCTAATTACATCCTTTTTATATACTAAAAAGTCATTATAATTTAAAATATCAGGAGTTAATGTTAGAGAATATATGGAGGGTGCGCCGGTATTTTCGTCGTCTCCTCCTCCGGGTGGAAATGCTGAAATAGCTAGAGAATTACTAGTTATGAACTCACTGTATCCATCTCCGTCTGTAAAACTAATTGTTAAAGATAAAGAAGTTCCTAAGTCATAAGCAACTGTTGTATATGTAGCTGCATTTGCTCCTGTTATGGGGTAGCCGTTTCTATTCCATTGATATTCAAAAGTACCTAGTCCGTTACTGTCTGCAATATTTTCCGTATGAGAAAACTCATATCCAAATCCTACTTGATTTCCATCAATTGTAACTGTGCCAGTTGCAGCAACATTGGGGGGTACATACTCTTCTACCTCAAAAGTAATTTCATCAATAAAAGTATTCCAGCCCCCAGTAGTAGAGGCAGAAGCAGTTCCATTAACAAATTGCGGAGTAGTATTATAATGATGAAGTTTTAGAAAATATCTTCCTGGAGGACACGATGCAGTTGGTTGAATTTGTACAGCAGTAGTAGTGCTTGTTATAGATACTTGCCCGCTCGTATTTACAAAATAACTAGGATCGATTAAAGTATTTGAGCCGCCTCCACTTACAATTCTCCACTGAAAAGTTTCAGGAGTAGCTACAGGAGCATCAGAAACATGATAAGGAGTCCAAGTACCTGCTACATAAGGAACAAGACTGGTAGGGGCAGATATATTAATAGTTCCACTAGCTCCCTGAAGAATACTAGTTCCTGCAGAATTACCATCCCAGCCAAGAGTAGAAGGAAGCCATAAAATTCTAACAGAAGCTTGCGCTTTAGTAGTTAACTCATTTCCCGTAGTTGCAGCAGTAAAAAAGTACCACCTAGCATAATGATCATTATTATCAAAATTGGTATAAGTCCAAGTTTTATCTTTCTCATTATGATCTAACCACGGAGGATCTGGATCTGGATCATTAGCTGTAGGATCTGAGTTAGGAGAACGTACATAACGTATTTCTTTAACAATAGCGCCTTCAGTTCCTGTGTATTCTGTTTGTACATTGATAGTGTCTCCGACTTTTGCAATAATTGCGTAGTTATCAGATACATCTGTAGTCGGGGGAACATACCCGGGACTATTTAACTCAATGTAATAATCAAATTGACTCATGGTTCATAAACTCGTCTAAATTCTGCGGTTAGAGAATGATAACTATGGTACAAATATTTTATATTATATCCCTCACACACTACTTTTATAGTTTGATTTCCATCATACTCTGGAATAATTATATCAAAGTTTTTTGCTTGATGTACATCTAGAAACTTTGCTATAAGATTAATATCTTCTTTAGTTCTATTAGAAAAAGATACTCCAAACATATCTCTTTTAGAGTTTGTTCCATCTATAGCTCTTTGTTCATATCCATCTCCAAATTTTGCGGTCAAAATATTAAAATTTGAAGCCCTACTTAAACCCCTATCAAAAGTATAGAAAGAATCTGTAAGAGGAACTCCTCCAGATATAGCATCTGCAGGAACTTTTAGTATAAATATCTCTCCATAAGAGGATGTCCCTCCTGCAGTCCCGGGATCAATGCTCCATGCTCCTATTACGGCATTATATACATATGTTACTCCATTGTATGTATAAGTATCGCCATTTGAAGGACTACCTGGGAAATCTGCTGCCATTTAAGTCTCCTTAATTATCCTCAAGAGCTGCAATAGCTGCTTGAAAAGCCCCATAATCTGGAGAAGCCGCTGCAATTTCTTTCAACTTTGCTGTAGAGATGAGTCGAGTAGAGGTGCTGGGTGCCCCTCCTGCTTGGTGTTGAGCTACTTTTATATTTCCACTATCAGAGTAAATTGTATTATCTGACAAGTATAAATGTCTTATCTTATATTCAGCAGACCCTAAATCATATTGAGCATTTGTATCCGGGATTAAGCTTCCTGACATTCCTAAAGCAGGAAGATTCCCTGTTAAAGCCGATGCATCTATAGTTGTGCCTGCTTTAATTATTTGGGTGACTTCCGAAATTGGAGACCGTTTTAAGTTAAAAGTATATACATATACATTTGAGCCGGGCACTGTATCAACAGGTATTTCCCAATCATAATAATAATTAGGATCTCCTGCAAAACTTACTGCTGTAAAAGTGGCAGCGCCAGTTGCTTTCAATGTTGTATTTGCTGGGAAGTTGCCGTTGGCATCAGTTTCACCAGATATCGCGGCACCAGTTAGCAGCTCGAAAGAATCATCTTTTTTAATTGATGCAAATTTTTCATTAAAAGGAGATTCTGTTGGAGCTCCAGGCCCATTAGTTCGTATAACTAATTTATTTCCTGTTTGCCAATCTACATAAGCAACTCCTCCTGTGCCTTCACCTCCAAAGTCCATAGTTTCGCCAAGAACAAGTTGTCCTGACGAATCTGTGCTTAAAGTTTGATCGCCCATAAAAATGGTATTATTATCTAAGTACAAATATCTCCATTTTTGGGTAGCACTTCCTAAATCGTAACTTACACTGGTTGAGGGAAGGAAATGAGTATCTAACCGTAAGTTATTATTAGAATCAAAATCTAAAGTGCTAGTTCCATCTGTAATGCTAGAACTACTGCCGCCCGACCCTGCATCACTCGTATAAATTGTTCCTGCCATTGCGGAGTGGTTTTCGTCCACATAATAGAGAGTAGAAGGAGCATCTAAAGGTACAGTAAATGAAACCCTATCTCTATCCGCTCCATTATTTGTTACTCCATCTGTAGCCCCTAAAACATTTGCCGCATCATAAGCCCCTGAAGTACTTTGAATCCATAAAGGATGTCCACTGCTTAGTTCAAAATTTCCAAAATCTGCATAGACTTCTGTAGAATCTCCTGAATTATTTCCAAGGTCAAGTACTCCTAAAAGAGCTACCCACCGATACTGTCCTGTGGTTGTAAAAGTATAACTATACGAAGTAGCAGAACTACTCGTGCCAATGTAGTATCCTTCGCTATTTTGAGGATAGGCTCGATAAAAGCCTCCATTTGTTATATCTACTAGCCAAAATTGTGCGCGTACTTCTTTTTCACTAGTTCTTTCATGATAAGAATTGATTTTTTCCCAAGTAAGTACATATCCTTCTTTTACATTAAAAGTAGGGGAAGCTGTATAAGCTTTTCTATACCAGTTACTAGACAACAGAAAGTATGTTTTTGTATAAAGCCTTACATAATTTCCCGCTCCTGCAGCTGTAAATACATAAACACCTTGAGTTGTAGTTTGTGAGTTTCCTTCAAACTGTGTATCTGTATGCGCTTGGGCTGGAAAAGTTTGACCATTTATACTATCCGCAGAAGTAATATAGTTACTGCTAGAAAAGGCCCAGCCGTCTGAACTGGTAATAGGACTTAAACTGTCAAAATCACCCGGATCAAAATAATATGTTATACCCTTTTGAAGATATAGATCAGGATTTGTTCTTGCAACGGGAAATCCTGCCCCTGAGAAAGAAAAAGCAGAAGGAGTTCCACTAGTATAAGTAGGCTCGACATCAAATACAATTGAACTTGCACCATCAGCACCATCAGCACCATCTACTCCATTTACGCCGCGTAAATCTCCTGTGCTAAAACCTAGTCCATCATCAGAAGTAAATGTTACAGTACCTGTACTTATATCGTAAGAGCCCCCAGTAAACCCGGTGCCATCAGTTCCATTAGTACCATCTGCTCCATCAACTCCATCAGCACCATCTGCTCCAGCAGGTCCCGTAGCCCCAGTAGGGCCAGTAGGACCAGTGGGACCAGTGGGCCCTTGCGGGCCTACCACTGTTCCGGCATTAATAGTTGTACTATCTGCAAGAGTAAGAATTAAATCATCATTTGCATTTACTGTCGCTGAAGAAATACCTCTATTTCCATCGCCACGTAAATCTCCTGTGCTAAAACCTAGTCCATCATCAGAAGTAAACGTTACGACTCCTGTTGAAACAGTATAACTACCTCCAGTAAACCCTGTTCCATTAGTACCAGCAGGACCGGTAGGTCCTGTCGCTCCTGTCGCTCCTGTGGGTCCAACCACCGGTCCGGCATTAATAGTTGTACTATCTGCGAGAGTAAGAATTAAATCATCATTTACATCTACTATTGCTGAAGAAATACCTCTATTCCCATCACCGCGTAAATCTGCAGTACTAAATCCTAGACCATCATCAGAGCTAAAGGTTACAATACCTGTTGAAGCAGTATAGCTACCTCCAGTAAATCCTAACCCTTGATTACCTTGTGGCCCTGTTAATCCTACAGGTCCGGCGGGACCTTGAGCACCATCTAGACCATCTGCTCCTTGAGGTCCTTGAGGGCCGGCGGGGCCTTGAATACCTGTAGCACCAGTAGGCCCAGCAGGTCCGACAGGTCCGGTAGGTCCAGTATTTCCTGTATCCCCTTTCTCTCCTTGAGGTCCCACAGGGCCTTGAGCACCCGTTTGTCCTTGAGGGCCATCATTTCCTGTAGGACCCGTGGGTCCAATAGGTCCTTGAGGTCCTTGAGGGCCAGTATTTCCTATTGGTCCAGTTGGTCCAGCAGGTCCAGTCGCTCCTGTAGCACCAACAGGTCCAGCAGGTCCAGCAGGTCCAGTAGCTCCTGTTTCGCCTGTATCTCCTTGAGGGCCATCATTTCCTATTGGGCCGGCAGGTCCTTGAGGTCCTTGAGGTCCGGCGGGGCCAGTACTTCCTATTGGTCCAGTTGGTCCAGCAGGTCCCGTAGGTCCAGTTGGTCCAGCAGGGCCCGTGGGTCCTGCGGGTCCAGTAGCTCCTATATCTCCTGTATCTCCTTGAGGCCCATCATTTCCTATCGGTCCTTGAGGTCCGGCGGGACCAGTTAATCCAATAGGCCCAGTGGGTCCCGCGGGTCCAATAGGTCCAGTAGGTCCAGTAGGTCCAGCAGGTCCTTGAGGGCCTTCTGGGCCTTCTGCACCATCATTTCCAGCAGGTCCTTGAGGGCCGGTAGGTCCAGTAGGGCCAGTTACAGAAGCTCCTGCGGGTCCAGTAGCTCCTTGAGGGCCATCATCACCTTTATCTCCTTGAGGCCCGACAGGGCCATCGGGTCCAATAGGTCCTTGAGGCCCAGTTAATCCAATAGCCCCAGTATCACCTTTATCTCCTTTAGGCCCAGTAGGTCCGGTAGCTCCAACTGGTCCTTGAGGGCCGGTTGTACCTATACCAATAGGTCCTTGTGGTCCTTGTGGTCCTTGTGGTCCTGTAAGACCTTGAGGTCCAGTAGGTCCAGCTACTCCAGCAGGTCCTGAAGTACCGGTGGGGCCTGTGGGTCCTGCGTCTCCTGTCTCACCTTTTAATCCTGTGGGGCCAGTAATTACCCATTGCTGAGTATTTCCATCATCATAATAGATATACATTCGAAGATTTACGCTATCAAACCATAAATCTCCATCACTTGGATTACTAGGCGCTGCTGCTGAAACTGTTGCTGCCATTTACGCTGCTCCGTAGGGGCTTAAAATGCCGCCTGCTCTTTTTTGATTTTGAAGTTCTCTCTGTACCGCTGCTGCAACTGCAGTTCCTAACTGATTTGCATCTTGTCCGTTGCTACTTTGAGTTCTGCTTCCAGCTCCAGAGTTATCCATACTAATATTTACGGTTACATTATTATTTTGGCCACCGCCACCTTTCATCTCTACAGGTATTTCTCTGCCGTTTGGTAATGGTACTACTGCTTCTGTTCCGTGCATGATTACAGGATACCCTGCATTCGGCCCTTTAAAGACACCTCCGATTGCTGCCATTTGAGGTGCTTCTGTATAGCCTCCATATCTGTAACCTCGTGGCTTGACGATTCCACCGTATCTCATCTTTGGACCGCTTGGGGACGCAACTCCACCATCTGCCATTCCCATTGCTGCCATAATTGCTCTTTGAATAAGAAGTTTAATTATTATTCTCATAATGTCGGCAATCATTGCTTTTGCCATCTCGCCAAAAGCTTGTTTTACTGATTTAGTCCCATCCATAATAGACATAAAGGCATCTGTGAAGCCTGAAGTAAGAGTATCAGGCATATTAGCCATGTACTCATTCAACTCACCGTCTCCAAAAGTATCATTTAATTTCTGCTTCATTATCTCTAGCTGTTCATTTGCAGCCGCAAGTCCATCACTCACCTCGGAACTTGCTAAAGTTTTCGCAGTATCTCTCATAGAGCCTTCACCAGTGTCTCCATAAGCGTCTGCTTGTGTTTCTAGCCTGCCGGCCATTTCGTTTGTTCTTGTAACTAGAGAATCTTGAGAGGGATCTTGCTTATCCTGTCTTAATGCTTCTGATCGTTCCAAAGCTAGTCGTCGAAGTCTTGTTGCTTCAAGATCTGTTTGTAGCGCTAAAAGATCGTATTCTAAATCAATTGCTTGATTTTTTGCTGCTAGTTGCGCTGCGGACTGTTGCTCCATTCTAGCTATTAAAGCTTCCTGTGCTGCTATTTGGTCTTTTAGAGTTAGTCCTTCATTAATAAAGCCTCCCTGCATAGGAGTTCGACTTCTTTCTCTGCTTGCTGCATTTATTTCTCTTTGAAGTTGCTTATCCTTAAGATCTGCAATATTTTGCTCCATCTGTAGACGCTTACTGATAACATCATTTAGAGTTTTTGCTACTTGTGTTAATTGTATTTCTTTTTGCAATAAATCTGCTTGTTGATCAAGGTCTCGTAATTTCATTGCAACCGTTTCTTGTTCTTGTTTTATTTCAAGAATAGCTTTTTCTTTCTCAATTTGCTGTTCTAGTGCATATATTACTTCATCTCTCGCAGCTACTTCGTCTGCATTTAATAAAGCTCGAGTTTTTTGTAAGTATCTCAATTCATTTTCTTTAAGAGCAATTGAAGCCATTGCGGCTAGTTCATCGTCTAAAAACTTTTGTCTAGCCTGTGCGAATCTATCTAACATTCCTGCTGTTTTTTCACGCCTAATAGCATCTTCGTTACCCAAGCGTATAGCGTCTCTTCTATTCGAAATTTCGTCTTGCACAAATGCTAAGAATTGGTCGTTTGTCATACCCATTTTTTCGGAGAGAGCATCTAAATCTTTTTGAAGTTTTTCGGATAAAGCTCCTGGGCCTATCTTATTTTGAGCATCTTTGAGTGTCTTTTGAATTTGTAATATTTTCATTGAAAGAGACGCAGGATCGCTAGGATCTCGCATTGCATCCTCAAGGCCGGTTAGTTGTTCTTCAAAAGACGTTAAAGTCCCTAAGCTATCATTTGCAGCACTTTGTAATTCTGCGAAAGATTCTGCCCAAGTATTTATAGGCTGCTGAAGTATTTGAGCAACTCTAGGAGAGACAGTGGCTAGCTTTTCTAACTCGGGATTTAGCTTCTTCAAAAGTTTGTTAGCTTCGTCTGTTGCACCACTAGCCTGCATACGGGCAATATCGGTAACTTTCTCCATTATACTTTCTAAGGGAAGAGTTGCCATGGCAGTTATTCTCATACGATCTTGTTTTGCAAAAGCTTCTAAAGCATCTTTATCGTCACCTGCCTTTAATGAATTGAATCCTTGCTTTTGAACTTTGTTCATGCCTTTTACAATTCCATCAATATCTCCCGACATATTTTTAATAGCGTCTCCTGCGCTGTCTGCAGCAGATTTTAATTCTTTATGTTTTTCTATTAAAACTGAAGTTTGAGCTAAAGCTTTTCCAAGGTCTGAATTTTTATAGGTATCTTCCATACCAAAAAACTTTGCTACCTTTCTGAACATGCCGTCTAATGCTTGGGTAAACTCCATAGCAAGACTACCAAATATTTGAGCCAGTCCAACTACGGATAGAATTCTTACTACTTTCATGAAAGCATTTCCAACTGCATTTGCCATATTTATCATAGCAGTTGTAGCTGTTCTGGTTGCAGCTACCAAGCCTGACAGCATAATTTTTCCAAACGTCTGAATATTTTTAAAACTTAACTTCCATCGACCTTCTGTAATCTTGACCCTACTATCTATCTTGGCAAACGCCGAGTTCATTTCTTGAACTACTGAAATATGTACACCCTTAAATACTCCGGACATTACTCTACCAGAAGCATCAACATTTTGCTCTGCTTTTTTCAAGAATCTTTTTAAGTTGGCTTGATCTACTTTTGCAAGACTATCTATTCCCCCTGCAGCTACTTTTTTCAACAATGCACTACTTGAGCCTTGGTCTAAAGCTTTTTGTGCAGATCCTTGAAGAGTTTTTTTGGCGGCCTCTTTTAGTTTTTTCTGGGCTGCTTCGGAACGCTCAATTTGAGTTCGATAAGCTTCCATGTCATTTTTTGCCTGAGTCGCAGCCTTGCTATGGGAAGCCGCCCAGTCATCAACTTTTGCTTGAAGTCCTGATAAATTAAACGCCGCTTTTAAAATAGATAAAGAAAATAGTCCAAAAACTGTAATAGTAGCTGCAATATTATTAGAAATAATATCAGCTATTCCTGATATTACAGGTAAGAATTTTTGAGTGACTGTCTTAATTAAATCTTCAAATGCTTTATCTAACTTAATGAACGGGTTGGCCGCCGCTTCATTTTGAAAAATTTCATCTAATTGTCTTTGAGTTTCTAATAAGACTGCTTGGCTTCTTTGCGCCTCAGTTAGAGCTTTAGCTTCTAGACCTAATGCATCTGCGTAGCTTTTAGTTGCTCTTTCCAGTCTTAAAGTAATTCCTAATTCGTCTAAAAGTTCAGGTTCTGCTTTAGATACGCCTCGTACCAGTCTATCAAAAGCATCTGCAAAATCTCTACCAAGAGCTACAGAGGCTCTCATTGCACCCTCTGCTAATTTATTTAATTGCTCTGGAGAAAACCCTTTTGCTGTACCAATAGCAGCAGCTTGAGCAGCTTCTCTGAAACCTAACATTCCTTGGCTTGCTTCTCTTAATCCGTTAGTAACAGAAGCCATTGCAATACCTGTTGTTTGTGCAAAAGAAAGTTGACTTTTTTCCAAGTTTTCTAGTTGAGACGCATTTTTAAAAAAGTTAAATGCAGCACTTAATGCAAATAAGTTAGCTGCAAGAGTTGCATACGCAGGAACAAGGCCCCCAGTTATGCCTTGAGCCATCTTAGAAAAGTTTTTTGTACTATTTGAAGAAGTACGTGCAGTCCCTTTTAGCTGTCTTTCAGCATTTCTAGAACTAGTTTCTAATCCTTCTGTTGCTGCATCTGCTCCTTTTAAAGCTTTTTCTAGCTTTTTAGCAGAGACCGTGGCTTTTTGCATTTTGCCATTGACTTCAATATCAATTTGTATTTTTTTCGCCATTAGCCTTTTACATTATGGGTGTAATTTTTTCCACCGCCTGCTTGTGTTTGTCGCTCTGCTTGTTTTCTTTGTTTTTCTGCTTTATCTAACTTTTCTGAAACTATAATAGTTTCATACATTTTCATAAAATATAAAACCGTTGTTCGATTTTCTACTTGGTACATATCGAATAAAAATGCTATTCCTTCCCAGACTTTTCCCAAATAAGTGCCGCTCATGCCTTCGTAGCGATCGGGTAGTAGCCCTAATATAAAAAATGCCACTTGAACTTCCTCTGGAAAATCAGAGAGTTCGAGCGGCATTTTAGCAGGATCAGGTTCTTGACCTAGTTGTTCACAAATTGTAAGATATTTTTCAACATCTATCTTAGAATCTGTTTGTTTTGCATGACGTTCTAGTAGCTTTTGTATTTCTGCTACTTGTTCCCAGTAAAATTTTCAAGGTCACCAACAACCTCGGTAATCCATGTATCAAAATCTCCAGAGTTCTTCATAAGAAGCTCTGCGTTGTCTTGTGTAAAAGGGAGTTCATCATCAGGGTCAAGCTCTGCCACATCTACCAAAAGAAGCTCTTCTAGGTATCGAAATTTGAGGCCCGACCAGCCTTTAATAACACCTTTTACATACTCAACTAGAAATAAATCTTCGTTCAGCTCTTCTTCGGGCTGACGAGTCTTACGATTAAACTTAGTAGTAACACAACGTTTACGAAGTTTAAGAAGCTCTTCTCGAGCTAAATAAGTAACATCTACTGTGAAATCCGGGAACCCGGGGAAATCCATAGTAACTGTTTTGCTTGGAGTCATTAGACTCGACAGAGAAATTGGGGAATCACTCATTAAATACGACCTCTTGTAAAAGAATATTTTATTTTTGAATTATAAGTATAATATATTATACCATAAATGTCAAGAAAAATTTTTGAAAGGTTAAAAGGGGCCGAAGCCCCTTTAGCAAAGATTACGCTGAATAAACGTAAGTGACTGTAGCTTCGTCTGCTGCATCCAAGCTGGAAGGCAGTGCATGCCAATTTGTTTCGAGAGAAATAACATCTTCGATTCCGTGAGTTGGAATTTCAAGATGACAGTTATCAAAATTAAATTCGACACGAGGCGCCAAAGAGCCTCCTACAGAAAATGCAAGATCAAATCGGTTACTAGTAACTCCTGTCGAAGCTGACAAATCTCGGAAAAGCTCTGCACTTGTATGTAGGGTACCGCTTCCTGCATTAGCAGTCAAACCTGCGTCAGTTTTTAGCCCGGAATCATCTAAGTAACAAGTGAATGATCCAGAAATTGATCTAGTGCCTGTAACGTGGCCGATTGGAACATTAACTCGACACAACTCCTCTGGAGTTAGGAAAGTAATATTGTTCTCGAATGTAATACTTCCGCCTGTAAGAGTAAGGCTGTAAGTATCATCATACTCGTTTGGAGCGCCGGGATCTTGGTCTACATTTGCAGTAGTTACTGCAAGAGTTGTGAGACGGTTTTTAATAAAGTTATCCGTTGAAGTAGTACCAACTTTGAGAGCGCTAGAAGCATTAAATGCAGTGTCATAAATAGTAGAGCCAGTTGTGGACATTGCTATCTGCTCTAAAAGAGTTCCGAAACCGCTCCAAGTAATTTGAGTGATTCCATCAATATCAAATTCAACCGTTGCTGAATTTACAACACAATTTGACATTTTGTATACAGTTTGTCCATTAGGACTTGCAAAAGCTGCATCATTTGCTCCTGGTGCACAACCACCAAGGACAAAATAAAGATTAAAAGTACCTAATTCAACTGTATTTGAATCTTCAAAGTCAAATGTTGCGGATACAGGTGCGGCGGTGCTTCTTGTTACTCCTGCATTACCAGTATCTGACAAACGACGCCAATCTCCAGGGGTCGTAGTAGGGCTTGCCTGTGCAACAAAATACGTGTTTCCAATAAAACTAGCCCATAAAGCTTCTTCTACTGCACCTGCTATACTAGTGGGTCGAGCATACGTAGTGAAACTCCACTCCGCGGGTTCTAAAGCATCATTGAACATTGCTCTACCTCTACGAGTTTCGAGCGCTGTATTTTTTGCCATTTCATTCAGAGTAATCTCTGAAGTTGCAACAGACTGACTAAAAGAAAATCCATCTAGTACAGGAATCTGCCAAAGATGAACATTATTATCAGCAGTTCCGCTGACTAAAGCTTGTAAATTTGTTTGATCTTTTTCAAGATAAACATGAGTATTTCTACTCAGTTGTAAATTTGCCGCTGGCATAGTTTTCTCCTATGTAGCTTGAAAAGACTTGGACGTGAATCCTTTGATTCGTGCCAGTATTTTCTAATATCGAACCTCTAATAGCATTTCTCCCACTCCTAAAGGTTCAAGTACTCCTTCATCAGTGTCTATACTGACAATAGAAATTTGGTGGGTGTATTGTGTATTTCCAGTAGGCTGTTGATTATCAATATATTCTAGCCTACTATTATCTTCGATTACAGTTTCTACATCCTCTAATAGTTTTTCCAATGCTTCTACAGCATCTTCTTCATTTACGTAGCAACGAATGGTTACACTTAAAAATCTATCTCGGTAACCCCCTCCTTGGTACTCTCGGGTCTCACTTCCGGCATTTAAATGAATAGCAGGAAACTCAGTTACTTCATCCCAAAATTTTAATCGAGGGTGTACATTATTAAAAACATTAGTATGAAAGCCTCCGTTTGCATCTATAGCTTTTAGTTTATCCACCAAAGCATTTATAATTGCCATTCGGCGAGTACTATAGCGTCTAGCATGGTTGGTCACTTACATTCTCCTTGTATAGAATCTCCCGATTGCCATGCCTGCAGCAATTTCTCTAATAGACTTATCAATTAAGCGTCTAGGGTCTCTTTCTTGGGTTCCCCTGCTATTTCCTAATTCATATACTTGATATGGATCTCTTTGATACGTATATCCAATACTTGGAAATCCTTGTCTTGTTTGACTAATATCCGTTATTCTAACACTACTAGCAAATCTGCCTGTTTGGTACTGTAGTGCGGGAGGTTGCATATTTTTTGCTACAACTTGTGGTAATTTTTGATTTAAAACCCCTATAAAAGTTGCTATAGAATAGTCGGACTTTTTTACAGGAGCTTTTCGTTTTTTTGCTGGTTTTCCTTTGGTTACAGGTAGTATTTTTGCATTTTTTCTAAGAGTACTAGATTTTCGTTGACTTGTTTTTGAAACCTTTTGTTTTTTAACATTTATTTTTTTTATTTTTACATTACTTCCTGTAAAAGCATTCTCTACTGCATTTATAACTAAATTTATTGTATTCTTTTCTACCTCTTCAACGAAAGAGTCAGAGCTTGATAAAGTTGCTACAGACTCTAGTTTGCCTATTGCTTTTTCTAAATCTACTAAAAGTTGTTCCTTTATTTTTCTTTCTTGTGTTCGTCCTTTTAGCCTATTTGCAAAAGAAGATTCTAAAGAAACTACTATTGTTTTTCGTCTGTTGTCTTTTTTTAAAACAAAAATATTTTCTAATTCTGGTATTTTTGGAATATTAGGGGGCAGCTCCCCATGTCCTAATAATTCATCATAAATTCTTTCTTTAATATTCGAAGTTTGTTCTCCGTGTCCTATATCTAAAAAAGAAGTATCTTTTAAAGTAGTTCCTTTTTTAGTATAAATTTTTCTCATATCTGATAAAAATTTGGTATTTGCACCAGAATAAAAATCTTTTACAAGTCTGAAAGTATCTCCTACAGTTGTTCCTCTTAAATTAACATAAGTTGCTATCAACTCCATTGTAATTAAAACATATTTAGAAGAAACTCTTTTTGAATGAACAACTAAAAATTTATTGGACTCTGCTTTTTTTGCTAAATTTTGTACACTTGTAAAAAAATCGTCCGTAGCTTTTCGTATTGCTTCTCTACTATTTAAAATCCCATCTTGCTCTGCTTGAACTACTACTTGATTGTAAAGACCTTCTTTAGTTATAAACAAAGTGTGGGGTTTTCTATTAGTTACTGTATTTCTATATGTTTGGCTAGATTTTTGCATTTCGGCTTCTAACTTTCTTAAAAACCCTAGTAAATTTTTTCCAGCCATTAGAAGTTTTTATATAAATCTAGTACGCGTTTGATATGATCGGGAAAAGCTACGCTACTATCTTGACGAGCAGATTGTGGATTTTGCAGTGTAGCTCCAGCAAGCGTTCGTCTTTCTTTGTATTCGTCTCTTGCATAATATGTTACAAGATCAATTACTGCAAGTTTTAAATCAAGAGGAGTAGATTGATAGCCTGCTCGATACGTAACTTGAACAGCCCCGGGACCTCGTGCCCAGTGTTTTTCTGCCCCAGTAGAAGATATACGAAAAATACTATCAGTATCCATATCTAAGTAATAATCTTCATTTACTGTTAAAGTCTGGTAGGCTGAAGATAAGTTGTCTCTTTCTTCTACAAGACTAACAGAAACTAAAGGAGTTTCTGTTAGCTGTATTATATCTGTACCCCATTTGTGGTGAAAAGTCTCTACTTTATTAACATTATAAAAGTCTAAGAAACTTGTTGCACAATAAGTTTTTACTAATACACTCACTGAAGAAATTAGTCGCTGAAGATTATAGTCATCTTTCGGATTGGAAATTCTTTCCATATCCTTGTATTCTTGTAATGTAATTAAATCTTTAGCCATAAGTATATAAGTAAAAACTTGGGGAGGCGAACCTCCCCACGTTCCAAACCCTGATATTAGGAGAGTTTGATAGCCATACAAGCAGGGTTGTTAGTAGTACCGCCAAACATACGGTCAAAACCGAGTGACTGGCTAGCAACTACCAAGCGACGCTGTTCGCGCACTTCGTAATCCTGCTCAACATTAACGCCGCGGAGACGCGGAATAACAAAGTTAGCAGTGTTAACTGCATAAGCAATGTCATCACCAACAGCATTAGTAGTAGCAAAGTTGTCGGAAATCAGTACGGGCGAGCCATATACTGAACCGATAGCACCAACCAGCTTGGTTGCTACATCAGAACCGACATCCGTGATGTCTGCAAAACCTGCGTCTGCAATCAGGTCATAGTAACGCTCTTGTGAAACGACATACGTGACGTCAGAAGGCGACAGACCAAACTTACCCATACCGGAACGTGCTTCCAGAAGAGCAGCAGCAGTCAAAGAACCTGTAGCAGCAGCAACAGCATTAGCAGTGCTAAGAGTTACTGCAGTAGCAAAGTTTGCAAGACCTCTAATGAGAGGAGTAGTGTTACCGTTCAGAATCATTTCATCTACTGCACGAGCGTGAGCACGGGCAACATTCTCGGTCATCATGGGAAGAAGATTTACAAGAATCTCTTCATCAATGTGATTGTCGAGGAACGTGGTAGAAATCATACGATGAGCGGTAAGTACGATTTGACCTACGTCAAACGTACCTGCAGTACCGGTACCATTTACACCATCATTAGTTACACCAGTCGTAGAACCGGTGAAACGAGCATTCTCACCACCTTGAGAGAAGACAGCCTTTGAGGTGTCACTCTGCAGAGGAAGAATCATAGACTGAGAGTTCATGTTCAGCTCACGGAAAGCTTGTGCCAGACGATACTGGAATTGAACTTCTTTTTCAAGAGCAGTCTGTACGCTAGTAGCGATGTTGGGCTGAGTGCCGGGATTACCTGAGTTGGGGTAGTCCATACCAGCCTTCTCAAGAGTTTCACGACCATACTTGGTGTCCCAACCTTTTTGAGTGAATACACCCAGCATATGGGCATACATCAACTCTTTTGAGTGCTTTTCGAGATCTGCTGAAGAAGCACGGTCAGCGAATACACGCTTAGACTCACGCATCTTATCGAGCTCTTCACTCTTCTCTTCAAGGTCACGCTTATATTGAGCGATAACCTCTGCCATATTGGCATCTTTTTCAGCCAGCTTAGCTTCAACATCGGCCATCAAACGATCAGCGCCTGACTCGACACCAACCTTAATAGCTGTTTGAACTTCAGCTTCTTGCTGAGCTTTGGCTTGGGCTTCTGCCTGGGCCTTCTCAGTGGCTTCTTGTGCTGCCTTCTCATCGGCAGCTTTTTGCTCGGCTTGCTTCATTGCAATTTTAGCAGCAGTTTCCTCTGCTACCTTCTTAGCAAAAGCTTCCAAGTCGACTTCGGGAGTTTTTACTTCTTCCGACATTTTGATCTCCTGTTTAACGGAATTGTCCGCTTCGTCCGGTGTTTCACTAGCTACAGATGATTTTTCATCCTTAGCCAGAGACTGACCGGCTAGATCTACACGATTGGTGAAAGTTTTCTTAAAATCATTGTATTCTTCCATAGAATCAAATGATTTTGCCAGAGAAAAAGTTGCTGCTTGGTTACAAGGTACCGATACAACTGATACTTCGAACAATTCAGCATCCTTAATCTTTAATCCGTCAGTTTCCGTTATATAATCAGCATCCTTGACTCGGAAACCAACAGAAAAAGCTCCAAGAATGCCTTCTTTTACTAATTGCGCCACATGATCTGGCGCAGATTTAGAAATTTTTGCTTTGAGTTCCAGGCCATTTTCTGTCACTTTAAGACCTGTTGCTCTGCCAATCGGCTTATTATAATCGTGATTAAAAAGAATGATTGGATTCTTTTCAAAATTTCGAAGTCCACCTTTTGTCCATGCTTCTGCCATAATGACATCGTTTGCACGATCCTCATCATGAGTACTTGCCATACCGCAGATATGAACGCCTCCGTCTTCATCTTCATGAAGAGCTTTAAAAGTGGACGTAAAATTAAAAACCTTATTTATCATCTTTTTTACTCTCTACTTTCTTAGCAGGTTCTTTTGGAGCTTCTTTTTTAGGCTCTTCTTTTTTAGGCGCTGCTTTCTGCTTGGGAGCAAATACTGATTTATCCATAACTCTAACGGAATGAACAGCAGTTCTCCAGTTATAAAAAGATTTTTGAATTTGCTTAGGAGTTACAGGCTTATCAACAATGTTGCAATAGCTTTTGTAGTCAATATCCTCTGGGAGTCCCCAATCTTTAAATTGCTGTATTAATATCTTATTTACAGCTTGTCTTAATCTGTTTCGTGAAGCCATTAGTCATCATCTCCATTTTCAGTAGGTCGACCACCTTGTGATGGATCTACTGCGCTGCCAGCTATATTTTGAGGTACGCGAATTTCATCTGCATCAGGCAGTTCATCAAAATTCATAGCAACTCTAGCTTCGTTAGGTGTTATAATTCCTGCATTTACAAGGGAAGTGTAAAAAGTTGCTTGGTCTCTCAGCTCAGGCTGTAGAGCAGGAATATCTGTAATATCTTCTCCAATATCAAATCCAAAAAATCGAGAATAAGCTTTATTTGTTTTCTTGACGATAGGAAGAATTGTTTCTAAATAGTACATTCGCATATTTGGACGAATGTTTGCATTATTACCGGAGTCCATAAGTAACGGAGGAACTCCCAATGCTTTTAATATAATCTTTTCATTTTCAGAAATAGCTTGTTGAAAGTCTAATTCTCTAAAATTAATTTTAGAAAGCTCGTCTACTTCAATACCACCATCTAGCACTAAAGGACGCTTGCCACCTGCGTCTGGACGGTATCGTGCTGTCCAAGATTGTATCATTCTTTCTTTATTTTTCTCAGAAAGAGTATTTGGAGATTTAATTACAAGTCCCGGGACTGCGCCGTTTCTAAAAAAGTTATCTTGAAAATCCCGCATACTTCTCATGAGACGCATTGTTCGAAGTGCGGGCTTTAATCTGGATACGCCTCGATAAATAGAATAAAAAGAATTTTCTTTTACGTGAATAATCTCACTTGGAGAAAATTTTTGCTCATTACCGTCAAAGCTGTAATGGTCTATGAAAGTCTTTTTACTTGCATGAATTGTCATCTTACTAGCAGGCAAATGGTATAAATGTACACCATCATAATAAATAAATATATTGCCGTCTAGAATGTAATCAGTAAAAAGATTTCGTCGAAAAGAGGAAATATCTTGAAAAGGGTTTGGCTCTTGGTTAAGTAGCTTTGCTATACGAGAGCCTTTTATTCCTTTTATAACTCCTTGTATGGGCATTTGCTCATGAACAACTGCATCAATTTCAGCACAATCATCTACAAGAATATTTACTCCACGATTTACAATCTCTAAATCTTCGTAGGCTCTTTCGTAACTATACGTATACTCCTTGCTTGGCTCGGTAGTTTTTTCGTAGTATGGCTGTATTGGATTCAGTTTTTCTTCTGTATCCTTTTTTCCAAATCCAAAGTTATACCATGCCATGTTTAGTTCTCTGTATCTCTACCCAATTTTTCTGCTTGTCTGCAGTTGCTAAAGAAGGGTTTCGCCCGTATATACCATGAAGTTGTACATGATGATTATGGCACAGTGTTACGGTATGCTCGTAAAGTTCTGCCCAGTTATCTTCTATGAATTCATCTCGCCAAATGACTATATATTCGTCAATGTAATGCTCTGGGCGAGCTTTTTGTTTTTCTTGTAACCACTTCCTTAAAAGTGGCGTTAACGTATAAAAATGGTGAAAGTCTAGTGTAGTTGATTGACCACAAATATAACATTCAGTGTCTTTTTCGTATAGAGATTTTGCTTTATCTCGTATGTATTTTACAGGGTCTCTTTTTAGCCTTGAACTTTTCTTTCGGGCCTTTTTCATATTTTTATACCAGAATTATATAACGGGAAGGATAATTTGTCAAACATTATTTTTGAAAAGGTGTCTTAAAAACTAGTTGAAGAAGTTTCAAAAGAATATAATCCGTATCGTAAAGCATCTGCCATATGAGATGCCATATTATGCCGAGGTTTTTCTTTTGCTAAGTTAGGATTAGGGTCCCACTGGTATTGATCCAAAGAAGCAATTACTTCTTTGCAGTTCTGATCTACAATAAGTTTATCATTATCCACTATACGTTCAACATGAGCAATTCCATCAAGTACGGATTTTTTAGCATTATTAGTACTTATATCATATTGCTGTGCAAAGTCAAATCGAGTTTGCTGAGCGGCAGAATCTATAAATATAAAATCAATGTTCCACTTATGCTGTAAACGAGAAATTTCTGCTGCATGCTGCTCTGTTGTTCTTTCACTGTTCATGTACTCATCAAGTACGTAATATGTTTCTGTTTCCCAATCATATCCAATTACACAAAAAGCAGTAGGGTCTCTGTACCCTACGTCAAGCCCTGCAATAATTTCCATCCGAGACGTGTCAAGCTCTTCTAGATTTGCGATACACTCTTCGTGATTGAAATTCCATATCTGGCCTTCATAAGTATTAAAGTCGGCTTCATATTCTTGCTTAAACTCAGCTTCGGACATACTTTTTCGAGCTTCCGCAATATCCGTTTCAGACATTCTCGGATTATCTCTATAAGTTGCTCGTATTGAGGCCCATTCGGAAAATTCATCACTAAATCCTCTGTGAAAGAACTTTGCAAACCAATTGTTCTTTCCTCTCGGTGTAGATATAAAAATTGCCTTAGAATTGTCTTTGTCAAGAGTAGGACGAAGTGCTACATTAAAAGCGTCTTCTCCATCTGCTAGAGCCGCTTCGTCAAAAATAATTAGATCATAAGAACGACCAACACAAGAATCTACTTGGTTTACAGAACCCATACGAATTGTAGATCCGTTAGTAAGTTCAATAACTTTATCTTTTGCGTTGTCTTTTGCTACCTCTAAATCAAAATGTTTAATTAGTTGTCTTTGTAAGTCGAAAGAAATCTGAGACAAGGAGTAATTGGGAGACATGATTAGAATATTAGATCCAGGTACTAAAGAAACTAGTTGCCCGATAATATTCGCTATATATGTTTTTCCTTGTCGCCTTGAAATTGAAGCAACAACGAAGCGATACTTATTATTATTTATCGCATTTATAATTGCCATCTGAGAGGGCAGAGGACTTACGCCGAGTAGTTCAAGATATTGAGCTACTGGTAGTTTGAGAAATCTTGTCTCAGATTGTGAATCGACTAATTTTTCTGAAATTATATCAGCTCGGCTAACTTCTACTGCCATAGCTACTGGCCTTCTACTTTGGTGGCTTCTCTATAATAAATAATTATTTCTTTTTGCTGCCGTATATATCTTCGCAGTTCTTGAAGATTATAAGCCATATTCTCATAGTCTTGAGGAGTTAGCCCAAAAATTACAAAAGTACCATCTTGCATTTTTGAAATTCTTTCAATTTGCTCCTCAAGATTTTTTTCTGTGACTACAAAAAATTCTACTTCCTGCAAATCTATTCTTTTTGGTAATTGTGGCTGATAGATTTCCAGTGTTTTATATTCTGTAACTGTTTTTATAATCGGCTCGGGGGTTGGTAGAGGCTCAGATTTTAGAAAAGAACACCCCGATAAAAATCCTATCATCAAAAAACTAATTGCTATCCGCATTTTCTACCTCTACACTATCTTGCTCTATGGCTTCAAACACTTCTTTTGTGCCTTTATTTATTCGTGGTTCTATAAGTCCGGGCTTTACTCGAGCTAACTTAGTTAAACTGTGTCTTTTAAAAATAGAAAGATAGTCGTCCATGTCTGCTTGCATTTCGTTATTTTTTTCGGTTAAGTCATTAACTGCTTGCAGTTGAATTTGTAAGTTTTGTTCTGAACGCTCTCTTGCAGCTTTTTCCGCTTCGAAGGCTGCATCCAGTTTTGCAGCATTTTCTTTTAGCACTACTACATTTACTTCAAGTCTTGCAATTTTTGCCTCTGCTTTACTGACTGTAGTAGTATGATAAGCATATGCTCCGCCTGCTACAACAAGAATTAAAGGCATTGCTTTTATGAGTCCTAACATTAGTATACTTTCCTTAAATCGTATCCAACAGGGTTTACAACTTTAATTTCATGTTTTACGCCCTCTAAGTCAACAAATATTAAATGGGTAGTACTTATTTTTTTAAGTTCTTTTGCACGATAAGTTTTTGGGTTAGTTGACTCTAGTCTTGTACCGTCCACTAAAAAACGAGTTTCACCAGGGAAAAATACAGTAAGCTCCCACTCTTCTCGAATGAGAGTTAACCACCAATGTTTAATCTTTTGGATCATGTTTACGATGTCCATTCCATGCTACAAAACCTCCGAGCCTTAATGCCCAGTATGCCAAATAATTCAATAGTTTAAAACCGTTCTGCTCAATACAAATGTCTCGAAAAAGTTTGTCCATCCATTTTTGAGTTTGAGGCCCAATAACGGTACGGTCACCTTTCATAAGTGTCCCATACTTATAGCCATAATCGTGAACAAGACCGCCCATAAGAAGGACTCCAGTGGGCGATAACCACATTGCGAGAAACTTAGGTACTGATGCACCATCAAATTGGAAACCTTTGGGAATAACATATCTTTCTCCGTCTAGAGAGAAATGAAAGTCGTCACAAATTTCCCAATGTCTTACACCAAGTAGCCACATCCAGATTGCTTTCCAAAATCCTTTATCTGCTGTTTCTATTTTTAGGGGCTTCATGTGCGGCATTTCTGAGTATTCAAAGTTTACTCGTTTCTCTCCTTGACCATCAAAAATACTTGCAATAAAACCAATTATAATAAGTGTTATAACAATAGTCCACTGCCAAAAGGTTACTGCAAGATCAAGTATGAGGTCCATTTACTTTTTACCACTCCAGGCTTGTGCTCCGAAGAATGCAGCAACTAGACCAGCAACTGCGACAAAATATGTGGGAGCCATGTCTCCAAGAATTGCTGCGGCTTTATCAAGTTCAATAAAATCAGTTACAACAACCATTCCAGGGTACATCAACATTCCAAACAGAGCAAACCAAGTCATGTTTCTCTGAGCATCTCGCATTGCATCTGCATCTTCAAGCTCTTTTCGCTTGAACTCCATATACATTGCATGCTCTTCTGGATCTACCTTGCCATCTCCATTTGAATCTGCTGGATGATACCCGTTTTTCTCTAGTTCTTCGTCCATATTAGTTTTTAGTTATCTTTCAAGATAATATCAAAAATGGCGCCGCCACCTACATTATTCTGTGAAAGAGCTTTGACTTCTATATCAGTCTTTTCTTCAAATTTTAAAGGTACGGGATAATCATAATTAAATCCAGAAGCAAATACTCCAAATTGTCCTTTTACATTGAACGCCCCACCAAAAGGTCTTGCATACAACCTAAAGAGTGCATCATTATTTGCATCAATAGATCCATTTACTTTAAGTAAATAACCTGTCTTACCTGCAGGAATTGTATACAAGGCCATAAGAGTCTGACCTGCTCCTGCTTTTATAATTGCTTCGTCCGTGCTTCCGTTTTGAATACGAATTTCATCAAAGTTTGTTAAGCCCGTATTTGCAGTAACCATTCGTGCTCGAAAAACTCGAACAAATTGAGCCGTTGAAGCAGGTCCTCCAATAGTTAAAGTTTCAGTTACAGGATTGTAATTTTGATCTAGTCCTTGTACTTCTACAGTACCGCCATCATCAGTAGCAGGAGTATCCGAAACAGCACTTACAACTGCTGCAGCACTGTATGCATAATCTGTAGTTCCATCCCAAATTGTTTGAAAAGTGTTTGGAATACTATCTCGATATCCAAACTTATTAATATGAGAAAAACCTACTACATTTCCTTCTGCAATTGGAATATTTGCAGAAGCTCCAAAACTACTGATTAAGTTTGCGTCTTTGTCGGCAAGTGTTACTACTTGTAGTGGATGGGTAGTTGCACCCTTTGTTGGAATTGTATAAGTTTTATTCATCATCACCACTTTACCTTATTCGCCCAGTAGGCGGCAGACATTTTGCCCTTTGCAATATTCTTTGCATGACGAGCTTTGAAAGAACGACGACGAGCAGCATATGCTTTGCTCTCACCTTTTTTCTTTGGAGAACCTTTTACGCCTTGCTGACCAAATCGAATAGTTTTAATCTTGCTGCCAACTTTTGCGACAACAACATGAGATTTTTTTGCATGACCTGGAGTTCTCTTGGGCTTATTAAAAGCAGAGACTCCAGCTCTTTTGAGAGCGGGATGTTTTTTTCTACCGCCTTTTCGTTTTTTCATATTATATAATCTAAATAACGGATATTTGTGCTTTGATCGAGTTTACCGTTCTTGTCATAAGTTATGACAGTATAGATTGTATCTGTTACTTTATATTTTGCATCGGGAGCTTTGGCAATGGATTGTACGGTGTAATCTTTTTCATAAGAAGTAGGTACAGTAGCAGCTATAGAATTAACTTCCATTCTACTTCTCCCGTTTTTTGGCCCCGCGTTTGATATCATTACGAGTTGCAGCTGAAAGAGGTTTAGCTGTCCTCTTCTTCCTCGTCGAGGTCTTCTTCCTCGTCGTTGATCTCCTCTTCGTAGTCGTCGAGCCAGTCTTTCTTCTCGTCGACTTTTTCCTGCGTCTTACTGCCATCCCCGTTCTCTTCCCAGTATTTCATTAACTGGCTGCGGCTTTTGAATCTAGCAATTTCTTCATTCTTATCATCCATAAGAATCCAAGCCCTATTTTTATAAGCTATGTTCATTTTATTCGCCCTTATTTAGGTCTACGAGGTTGTGACCCCACTTGGCCCATGCAATATGTGCAAACCAGCCAATAACTGCTCCAATTAGTATGTCAATCATTTCATGCTCCTCTTTTTCTTCTTGCCGCGCTTTTTTGCAGCTTTCGATGGTCTACCACGTTTTTTACCGTAAGTTCCTTTACCGTAAGGCATTGTTTTCTCTTATGGAAGATAATCCCATTCTTGCATATAACAATTATGCTGTTGACTTTTTACCCAACATAGTTCTTGAATAAGTCGATTATACCATTGCTTATCGTACTCATCCGAAGCTTTATTCATATCTTGCTTTAATTGCGAGATACGAACATTAATATACTTATCAATGTCTTTTGGCCTATTTCTTTTCATTCGAGTAACAATGATACAATTACACCTGCCAAAAATAGAATCATGCTTCCTGCGCCTACAAGAAGTCGACTCTCCATTCGAGATAATGTCTCTTCAATTTCTTCAAGTCGATTGAAGGTAGTTTTCCACCTTTCTTCGCACTGAGCTTCATGAGTAGACATTTCTTTTTCAATTGCTACAACTCGATCTTCTATATCCATTATTTTAGTAGTGTAAGAATAAGAAACAATGTAGGCACAAAAAGTGCTATTCCACAGATAAAGTATACTACGTACAACGCAAGTTGAGCATAGTATGCTCGCTTTTCACGTTCCTCTCTTTCTCTTTGCTCTCGTTCTTCTTTGGCTTTCTTTTGAAACTGAAGCCAGTCATCCCACATTCCTGGACGACCCGCCCAGATCATATGCTCTTTAAGATGTTCTTCCATCTCTTTGATTTTTTCAAGCTCCATGAAAGCTTGTAAATCACTTTTGTATCCATTTTTATTGGATTTTCTCTGTAGTTCAGTTTTGCTATCAAAGAACTTAGAAACGACTCCAGCTATATCATACAGCTCTTTACCGTTTCCAATTGCTTCTTTTATTACGCCAAACGCAGCATTCGCCATCGCAATTTCTGCGAGCATTGAAGTTCTCTAAGGATTAGTCCTCCTTGAGTAGTTTCTCCATCAGCTTTCCGTAATTACCTTGGCCAAATGGCAAACCCTCAGTATTGATTTGTACATTGTTTTGAGTTCTTACGTTTGAAGTCTCTGCTTTCACCATTTCGGCTTGAGCTTTGATTTCATCCATTCTCATACGATGCGCCATCTGAAGTAAGTCTGCCAAGTCTTTACTTGAGTATACTCCGGTTTCTTGCGCCTCCTCTAATTTTGATTTAATGATTTCGTCAAGGGCTGTAGCAATATTATTCTTGTTACGAAACCCCATGTCTAAGTATACAGTATCTATATACTTTTTTACTTCTCGCTTATTAAGTATATCAACAACTTTATTTTCAGGAACGGCTAAATACTCGCACACTGCACGAATATTTCCAAATTGCAAATAGCAATTTGCCACTTCCAACCCTTCTGGAGAGATTGTTGTTAATTCCTTACTCATTTTTAATTATACCTCTAAGGGGATGTTTTGTCAAGGTTTAAATTTCGGTAGTATTTCCATAGTTTGTACGCATAGTTTGCGTGCATAGGACAGTGTTTAGGGTTGTACTTAACATAAGACATAAATTCTTTAAGATCCCCACTGATCTGCCATTGCTGCGGCAATTCCAAAGAACGTGATAGATCGTTCTTTGCCCTGTCCTCCTCCGAACTTGTCATATCCAGTATCTCCTTGGTTGCCCCATCTTGGCTTACCATTTACTATTCGAGGTTCAACATACCCCGTAGGTTGTAAGGGTGCCAAGCCCCTCAGCCACAAACCCGTTTTCTTTGACGCATCTTCTTCGTAGTTATAGGGCTGGACGTATTGGGGCTTTGGCATAAAATCGAGGCGGGTATTAATGCAACCCACCGGGTTCTCAATGCACATTTTTTCTACGGGAGCTTCCCATAGTTTTGTAATAAATTTTAAGGCTTCTTCTGTTTTTTCCGCTCTTCCCGGGACTTTGTTGTTCCAATGTAGTCCAGAAGAAGCCAGATAGGTGCAAGGAGGGTGCAAAATAGCAATATCCCAGTCATTGTTATATAGTACATCTAGTACGTCTCCTTGGTAGTGAACGCCATGAGGACTCTCGCTAGGCAAGAGATCGCAAGAAACAGCATCGTGCCCCATTGCATTGAAACAATCTCGCACGGTTCCTGAAAACTCACACCCTACTAATACTTTCAATTCTAATCACCGTTGATTTTAAAACGTCTTCGAAAGAGCCATCGCTTTTGAGAATAATCAGACGATCGCTACTACCATTATTTAATTCTTTTGGCATTGCACCAGTTACTTCAAGTGTATGCCCTTTTGTCCAATGTTTGTAAATTACTTTTACCATGTGTACCTCTGTGAGATTATGCTATATTGTATCCCGAAAGAGCACCAAATGTCAAGGCTTATTTTTGGTTAGGTGTTCAAAAAATCCCAAAGTTTTACGTGTGGGGTAGCGCGCGCAAATGAGAATCATTCTCGTCTAGAAACCGCCCACCCCGGCCTGGCCTATAGCACAGACCCGGCCCGGCGTCAAGCAATTTTTTTGTGAAATATTCACATAAAAAAAGCTGTACTTTTGGGCACGGGTTCGGTTATAATCTTTTCATCGGATGGGGATTGGCCCTGTCCCTTTTTAAAAGGTAGCATCTTATGTCTAACTACACTGATAAAATGGTCGCGGCGATTCGCTCTGCGGCTCCTCTTAACCTCGCCAAAGCTAAGGCACTTGCCGAGCAATTCGGGAGCGTATCACATCGCTCGGTCATTAGCAAGGCGCAAAGCCTCGGCGTTGAATACGTCAAGGCCGCTCCCGCCGCGCGTCAGCCTCGCGGCATCACTAAGGCGGAATATCTAGCCGCCATTCGCAAGGGTTTAAACCTTGCTGATCGCGAAGGCGATCTAACCAAGGCGGAGCTTTCCGCCGTGTTGCAGGCTATCGCATGATAGCCTTTGCCGCTTGGATCGGGGCCGCTTGCATGATGGCGGCCCCTTTCATCATCGACACGAGCGCGGGAAAATATCTTGCGATTGTCGGTTTGGCATTATTAACATTGCAAGCGATTGCCAATCGGTGCTATAATCTGGTCTTGCTTAACATCGTTGGTATCGGAGGATATTTTTATGCGCTTTATCTATGATTTAGATCACACTGTGATCGACTCGTCACATCGTCAGCTTACACTTGCTGACGGCTCACTCGATCTGGATCACTGGATCGAAAACAACACGCCCGAAAAAATCGCGCGTGACCGACTGCTACCGCTTGCCCGTCACTGGCGAGCGCAACGCGAACGCGGCTGTGAGATCGTGGTCTGCACTGCTCGCGTTATGGGTGCGGCAGATTACGAATATCTGCGCGCAAATAACCTCGAATGGGATGCTTGCCTATCGCGCCCACTCGGTAACACTAACCCAGACGGCGAGCTAAAATTTGCACTATTGCAAAAATACGCTCGCGCAAAGACTCACTCATGGGCTAGGTTTTGCAAATTTAGCCTAATGATAGATGACAATAAAAACGTCATCTCTTACTTGACTGCTCGCGGCTTGCGGGTTTATAATGCACTTGAAATTAACGCGAGGTTAGCGGCATGATAATTCGATCTACTGACTCAATCCCAGAAATCACCCCGATCTCTGGCATGGCTTGGCACTACGTTTGGGAATTGCTCGAATTTGGTGTTTTCAAAAACGGCTACGCTCGACACGCCTACAAGAACGGCAAGCATGGCGGCATTGAGCGTGTGCGCTGGTGTTTGCAAGATTGCGAGGACGCTTTCGGCTACAATCGCGGAGAGCTTCACGCTCGCATCTGGCGGATGCGTTTGGGCGACAACGAAACGGTGCTCGCGGCAGAGCAATTTGTTCACTCACGCGAGGCAAACCGCGAGGACAAAGCCATGCTGTATGACAAGCGTTGGCTTGACGTTGGCGGTAAATCGGAATTTTATTTCTGTGACCAAAAAACTGCGTTGACTCGCTACGCCAATAGCTACCGCAAAACCAATCTGGCAATCGGTGCGGCGGTGCGTGATTTCAAACGCGCAAAGGGAATCCACGGCTGTCCCTACCCTGTTGACTATGAGGAGGTTTTAGCATGAAAAACCTACAAGCAAAACTAAACCGGCTCGCGGAGAATCTCTCCGCTCCGGTTGCGGTAATTTTAGAAGGGCGAGACACTGCGGGCAAATCCTCGACCATTCGAGAATTGACCCACTACCTGCCGCCCGATCTTTATAGCGTTTGCCTTTCGCACAAACCTAGCAAACGCGCAATGTCATCATGGCTGGCATATTGGGAAACCAAACTACCAAAGCAAAACCAAATCGTGTTTTTTGATCGCTCTTGGTATTCTCGCGCGATGGTGCAACATATCAACGGATGGTGTACACCGAAACAATACGAGATTTTTATGCGCGACCATAAAAATTGGGAAGCTAATCAGCCGGTGCGCTTGATTAAATTTTGGCTTTCGATTTCGGAAGATGAACAAAAACGCCGAATCGAAATGCGAAAAAATTCTCCGCTGACTTATTGGAAATTTTCGCCCAACGATGAAAATGCGCTTTCACACTATGACAGAATGAGCATTTTGAAAGAGCGCGTTATTGATTCCGATTGGCACACAATTAATTTTGAAAATAAACGCGCGGGAATAAAAAAATTGCTTGACACATTATGCCGCGATCTGGCATAATGTTTTTATCGACTCGGGGATTGGCCCCATTTAAGGAGAGCGAAAAATGTCTGCACAATACTCTAGCCACGTTACTCAGGAAGACCTTTTCGACTTGGCGGCTTACCGTCACTTTGACACTTGCCGGAGCTGTGGCAAGACCTGCCCTGCCGCTAACTACTACGAAGGGCGCGTTTGCCACGTTTGCTACAACGAAGACCTAGACTTTTGGTCAGCTTGGGACTGGAGGTTCGAGTGGGAGTGGAGCCGAAAAGCCAAGTGACGTGTTCCACGTGGAACAACGCTAGGCCACGACCCTACCTGCCTTCGGCCAGGACCAAGCGACCAAGCGGTCGCTTGACAATTTTGGCGCGGCCGCGCCAGTAGTAGTTCGACGACGACTTTTTTTGGTGTACCGCGCGCCAGAATAAGTGCAAACGCGACCAATGTCAAGTCTTTTTTGCACGATTGGATAAAATTTTTTTAAATTGTTTTGGTCTTATAAAAGCGCCGCGCCGATTATACAGTGCGGGGTCAATGCTGTCAAGTACTTTTTGCACAATTGCCCAAAATAATTCGACGCGCTGGTCTCTGCTAGACCCCGTGCCCACCCTGGTAGTATACGCGCAAGGCCCGGAATTGTCAAGAACTTTTTGCGGCAATTGTGCAAGATTTTTAAAAGCGCGAGCCTGGCGGCGCCGATTATACAGTAGTACGCCGACGATGTCAAGTACTTTTTGCACAATTCGTGAAAATAAATCGCTTGACTAGTCT